TAGCAACTTATACAGGTTCAGTTAATACTAAATTGACTGAAATCGGAGTAGTGACTGGTTCACTAATTTTATCAGCAAGTGCGGCAGCGATAGCAAATGCAAATCAAAATACGTTTACTGCATCTGCGAACACTTCTATAACAAATTTAAATACAACAACTGCGAGTTTAAATGTATCAGTAACCAACTTAAATACATTTAGTTCTTCTCAATTAAGTAAAGATGCTACATTGGCAACTTTGACTGCATCTTATGATGGTAGATTTACTACATTAGGAACTTACACTGCTTCAGTAGAAGGTAGATTTTCTACTTTAGCAACTTTGACTGGCTCAAACGCAGTTAGATTAACAAATTTAGAAACAACTTCTGCAAGTGTAAACACTTCAATAGCAGAATTAAATTCATATACTTCATCTTTAAAAACTGCAATTACTGCTAGTGGTACAAACGTAACAATCAATGGTAATTTGACCGTAAAAGGAACAACTACTCAAATTGATTCAACAACCATTAACATTGGGGATAATATTATTGAATTAAATTATGGTGGTTCGCAAACTACTGCAGGAATTTATGTAAAAGATGGAACTGGAACATCAACAACATCCGGTTCTTTAGTTTGGGATTCAGCAAATGGTGTAGATTATTGGAAAGCTGGGAAGTTAGGAAATGAAAGTAAGATATTAGTAGCAGGTGGAGATAATGTTATATCATCATCAGCGCAATTAACTGAATTAAATTCATTTACAGCATCAACTAATAGTAGATTAAATAATTTAGAAACTACTTCGGCAAGTGTAAATACATCAGTTAGTAACTTAAATACTACAACTGCAAGTTTAAATATTTCAGTTTCCAACTTAAACACATTTAGTGCATCTGAAAATGGTAAGGCAGCTACATTAGCAACTTTAACTGCATCATATGATGGTAGGTTCACAACATTGGGAACTTATACAGCTTCAGTCGAAGGTAGATTCAGTACACTTGCAACACTTACAGGTTCTAACGCAATTAGATTAACAAATTTAGAATCAACAACTGCGAGTTTAAACACTTCGGTAAGTAACATTAATACACTTACTGCATCGGCATTAATTAGATTTACAAATTTAGAAACTACATCCGCATCCGTTAATACTAAATTGACTGAAATCGGAGTAGTGACTGGTTCGTTGATTTTATCTGCATCAGCAGCTAAAACTACAAACGATACTCAAAATATTAGATTAAGTAATTTAGAAACTACATCTGCTAGTTTACTAATTGAAACAAATAATTTAGAATTATTCAGCGCATCTATATTAACTCAAAATATTGCATTAGCAACTGTTACGGGTTCATTAATAGTATCAGCATCGCAATCATATGTAAGTGCTTCATTGATGACCGCATCCGTTAAGAAATTAAGAGAAGATGTGGATTACTTATATGGTATAGGTGGAATTAGTGGTGGTAATCCATTAACGCCTATACAAGAATGGACAGCTTCTGCTAGAATTCAATTAGCGAATTTAGAGGCAGCAACTTCATCATATGAAACAAAAGGTAGAGGAATTGTTAGTGGTAGTTCACAAATAGTTCCATTATTACCTACGGGAGTAATTAGTGGTTCAATCCAAATATTAGGTGGTAGTGGAATTTGGAGTAGTTCAACTCAAATGCCAGCAGGCGTTGTGAGTGGTTCATCGCAAGTTTCATATCCATCACTTTCAAATATACCATCTGGCATTATTAGTGGAGCAGCTCAATTGAGTGGAACTACTATTACAAACTTAACTATTACAAACTTAACGACTGTTAATCAAACATCTTCAATTGTATTTAGTAGTGGTTCAAATAGATTTGGTGATTTTGGAAATGATACGCATGCGTTTACGGGTTCAGTTCAAATAAGTGGTTCAATTACTACAATAGGACCATCTACTGCAACTTCATTTAATGGTATAATAAATGCAACAAATGGTGTAATATCCGGTTCTTCTCAAATAGCATTAGTGTTACCAGCAGGAGTTGTTTCGGGTTCATCGCAAGTAATTGGTATATTAAGTTCATTGAATAGTTACACTGCTTCAAATGATACAACTAATACTACTCAAAATAGTAGATTAGACCAGTTATCAACTGCAAGTGGTTCAGCGATTACAAGATTAACGGCATTAGAAGTTGAAACTACAAATTTAGAATCATTTACATCTTCTATTAATACAACAATTAAGAATAGATTAAATGCTGAAACTGTAATTAGTGGTAGTTCTCAAATTAGTGGATTAAGTAATGCACAATTAAGTAATAGTTCAATCACAATAGCAGGTACTTCGGTATCTTTAGGTGGTTCAATTACGGCAGCAACCATATTAAATGGTACAAACGTAATATCATCATCTACACAAATTGTATCAGTATTACCAACGGGCGTTGTAAGTGGTTCATCTCAAATAGATTTGACAGCAACTACAAACTATGCAAGTGGTATTTTAACGAGATTGAATGTAGTAGGTGTAGTTAGTGGTTCATCTCAAATAAGTTTAGGTTCAGCTGCTGGAAATATTGCATTAGCAACTCAAACAACGGGTGATTATGTAGCATCATTAGTACAAGGTACGGGTGTTACGATTACAAATAATAGTGGAGAAAACGCAACTCCTACAATCGCAATCGGACAAGCAGTTGGTACATCAGCAAACGTACAATTTAGTTCAATTGGTGTTGGTACAACTGCAAGTGGAACATCGGGTGAGATTAGAGCAACGGGTGATATCACCGCATATTATTCATCTGATATTCGTTTGAAAGAAAACATTGTTCCAATTCCAAACGCTTTAGAAAAAGTAAATCAAATTAGTGGTAACACATATGATTGGAAAGAAGGATACGATGAAGTTCACTCTCATAAAGGAAATGATGTTGGGGTAATCGCACAAGAAATTGAAGCAATATTACCACAAATCGTAACCAATAGAGATACGGGCTTCAAAGCAGTTCAATACGAAAAAATTATTCCATTATTAATTGAAGCAATTAAGGAATTATCTTCTAAAGTTGACAGATTGGAAAATAAATAGATATTTATACACATACAATAATAATTACATTAACGTACTAAAAAAAAGGTAAACTAGATGGCACTTAAATTTAGACGTGGGACAACCGCACAACAATCAGGTTCGTTAGCATTTGGAGAACCATATGTAAATACTACATTAGGAACTTTATTAATTGGTGGTCCAACGGGAGATATCGTATTATCAACAGCAGGTACAGGAAGTACCGGAACGTTCGGAGCAATTTCAGGTTCCGGATTAGATATCACAGGAAACGCAAATATTGCAGGTAATTTAACTTTAGGTGGTAACATCACAATAGGAGATGCAACTACCGATACTGTTGTAATTAACGCAGATTTGAGTTCATCAATCATACCTGATACAACAAACGTATTTGATATTGGTAGTCCTACGAAGCTATATAAAAATGTATATGCTAACACTATAAGTGCGAGTGTAGTAGAAATAATGTCAGGTAGTAATCCGGAATTAAGATTAAATAACAAAACAACCGGAATTGCATATCATATACAAAATGGTGATGGTGGTAACCTTACTATACATAATCCAACGGTTGGTCGTCTGGCTGTATCGTTTTTATCATCATCGACTCACGCCAATGTTTTATTATATGGCGATTTAGGTGTAAGCCAATCGGTAACAGCTAATAGATTGGTAGCTAGTACAATTTCTGGTTCAGTTAGTGGTTCTATAAATGGTATTGGAAACGTAACGGATTATTCAGCATCAGTTGCATCTAAATTTACAACATTAGGAACTTATACAGCTTCAGTTGATGGTAGATTTACTACTTTAGCAACGTTGACTGGTTCTAACTCAATTAGATTAACAAACTTAGAAACTACAACTGCAAGTTTAAACACTTCCGTTTCAAATTTAAATACTCTTACTGCATCTGCATTAACTAGATTAACCGCATTAGAAGTTGAAACTACAAATTTAGAATTATTCAGTGCATCTATATTAACCCAAAATACCGCATTAGCAACTATTACAGGTTCATTAATTGCAACTGCATCTGCTAATAGAATTGATACTTCTAATTTAGAAACATTTAGTGCATCCGCATTAACGAGATTAACTGCGTTAGAAGTTGAAACATCTAATTTGGAAACATTTAGTGGTTCTCAATTAAGTAAAGATTCAACATTAGCAACCTATACGGGTTCAAATGATACCAAATGGTCTACATTAGGTTCATTGAGTGGTTCGTTTGCAAGAACTAATAGTGCAAATACATTTAGTGGTAATCAAATTATTACCGGTTCATTATATGTTTCGCAGGATTTAGTAGTAGGTGGTTCATCTTCTATTCAAACTATTAGCGCATCTAGATTAGATATTGGTGATAACATTATTCAATTAAATGTAAACAGTCCTTCATTAAGATTCGGTGGACTTGCAATCAATGATTCAGGTTCAGCAGGTAGTTCGGGTTCATTCTTATATGATTCACTTCATGATGAATTTATATTTGTTCACAAAGGAAATGGTATAAACGTAACTTCATCTCACTTTGTTTTAGGACCTGAGACATATGATAACTTAGGTACTGAAACTTACTTAACAAACAATAGATTACCAAAAGGAACTGGAAAAGAACATTTGGTTGATTCTCAAATTTCCGATGATGGTACGACTGTATCTATTGGTGGAGCATTGACTGTGACTGGTAATATAACAGGTCCAATCAGAGCAACTAATGGTGTTGTATCGGGTTCATCTCAAATTACATACGCAAGTATCTCATCGATACCTGCAGGAATTGTAAGTGGTTCATCTCAATTAACTTCAATATTGCCAGCAGGAGTAGTTAGTGGTTCATCTCAAATAGCACACGATTCAACAACAGGATATTCGGCAAATAGACACATTGACCATACGGCTGTAACTTTAACGGCAGGTAGTGGTTTAACAGGTGGAGGTGATATTTCAACAAATAGAACATTCGCAGTTGGTGCAGGTTCATATATAACTGTAAATGCAGATGATGTAGCAGTTAATACGGCTACTTTAATTCCGGCAATTTCGGGAACAATATTATCATCAATAACGGGAGATGTAACAATAACCGCAGGTGGTGTTGCTACAATCGCAGCAAATTCGGTAGCATTGGGAACTGATACGACTGGTAACTATGTTGCAAGTTTAGTAGCTGGAACTAATATTACATTAGCAAATAATACAGGTGAAGGTGCTACTCCTACGATTGGATTAACTAATAATACAATTAGTGGAATTTCATTAGGTTCTAACTTAGCGGCATTAACAATTGGTACTGGTTTAAGTGGAACTTCATACAATGGTTCTACCGCAGTAACAATCGCAAACACCGGTGTAACTTCAAACGTAGCCGGAACAGGTGTTAGTGTAAGTGGAGCAACGGGAGCAGTAACAATCTCAATTGGACAATCGGTAGCAACATCAGCATCACCAACTTTCGCAGGTTTAACAATCAACGGAGCAATAACTGCAACGGGTGATATTACGGCATATTTTACTTCAGATAAGAGACATAAGAACAATATCCAAACTATTCCAAACGCTTTAGAGAAAGTATCTAAATTGAATGGTGTAACTTGGGAATGGAATGATGATGTAAATGAAGTAACAAAACAATCTCCAAAAACAGGTTTAATAGCACAAGAAGTATTAGAAGTATTGCCTGAAGTAGTAAAACAAAAAGAAGATGGTTTCTTAGGATTGGATTACTCTAAAATGATGGGATTATTAGTTGAAGCAATTAAAGAACAACAATCACAAATAGAAGAATTAAAATCAAAATTAGGTTATAATTAATGTACGATGTTTACTACACCACCGCTGGAGGCCCTTGGTTCAACAGCGGTGCTGATATATGGGTAACCGAATGGATAAAAGAAGTGGCACCTCATTTAGAAGTGAAGCCACTTCTTCTATTCCATAGACATAAGCCCGAAAATTATGAACAATTTCCAATCGATATTGACCACATTTGGGAAACATCGGAAGATGAGATAATAAAAATATTAGATGGTGCTAGAAGGATACATATATTGCACGGCCATTATACTCCAACCAGAGCTATTCATCAAAATTTGGAAAAGATTGATTCAATTGTTTTCCATAATCTAACCAAAGTATCATTAATAGCTCAACAACAAAAAGATGAGTATTTACATTGGTATGGTAATTGGGAATATGAATCAGAACTAATCGATAAGATTAAAAATAAAGTTTGGGTAGGATTATATCATTTTCCATATAAGACGGAAAATTTATATCATATACCAAACACTTATGAATTTAAAATAAATAATGAGTTATCTCATTCTACCAAAATTGGATTTGCAGCAAGGAGCGAAGGTAGAAAAAATGTTGAATATTTGGATGGATTAGAAAGTTTTATTTCTACCAATTCAGAAACATTCAACAAATATTATAGAAAAAAATATGGATACAAATTTGAAAAATCAAAAGTTTATAAATTTGATTTCAAATATAAAGAAAGGTTCTACGGACTTGATTGGGGAATATCTCATTCTTGCTTTGAATCTGAACCATTTGGATACGGAATATTTGAAGCAGTGGATTGGGGGAAACTTCCAATACTACATGAAAAATGGCACGTACCACTTGATTATAAATACAAAGCGATTGACGAGGAAACATTTAAGCAGACCTACGAAACGATTTGTAACGATGATTATGAAACCCGTAAAAAAGAGTTTCAAAAACTAAAAGATTGGATGGTTGCACATTTTGGAAATAAAGATGTGTGGAAAGAAAAACTTTTAGATATTTATAACGGAGAATAATACATAATAATATGCCAAAAACTAATCTATCATTAGGAAACTTATATAGAGCAACTGTGGGTTCAGCTAGAACCACACAACAGGTTTCGATGAATGCTATGAATGCAACGGCTGGAACACAAGCTTCATTGGGTTCTTTCGCAATTGATTCTGTAACTGTAAACTTACCTACATTCACATATATTGTAGAGAGTACAACTGAAACAGCGGGTTTCACATTTGGAAGTGCTGGTTCTTTGCATGGTAGTAGAGTTGGTAGTGTAGCGGCAAATTATTCGGTAACATTTGATAATGCAAACTTTTCAGTAGGTTCGGCAACTTTAGGAGCAACTCCTTCGTTTCCAATAACTCCGGCATCAATTGCATCTTCTAACTATTCTGAAGCATCTTCTGTATTATCTATGAAATATCAGGATGGATTCAATTTAGCAGCAACAAACTATAATAGTACATCTACAAAAACATTATACGCAGTAGATGTTTATAATACAATTAACCAACCTGATTTTTGTTTGGTATTTGGTACAATGGTAGAAAAAGCTGATGGTACATCGGTAGCAGTAGAGGATTTGAATGTGGGTGATGAAATTAAAGCATGGGTGCCAGCAGGATTACCGGATGAATCGCAAGATGCAGAATCTGACCAAGTTGATTGGAGATTCTATCAATTAGAAGCACAATCTGGTTCGGCACAAACTGTTGTTGTAGCTGATGTTGTTTATAACTTCGCTAGTGGATATTTCTCATTAAACGATGGAGAAATTAAAGCAACAGGAACTCACCCTCTTTGGGTATGGGATTCTGAAATTGAAAAATATCACTTTAAAAATGTAGAAGATATTCTTATTGGTGATATGATTGTTAAGTGGGATGATTTCTTAAATGAAACACAAGAAGTTGAAGTAACAAATATTGAGATAGTTAATGAAGATGTTGAGATTGCAACTATTAACGTAGAGCAGGCTGACGTTTACATAGCAAATGGATTTATTTCTCACAATAAAGGTACAACTACACAACCACATATCCCATCATCAGGATTAAGATTATATTTAGACCCATCAAAAGCATCATCTACGGGTGGAACGGCTGGTACGGATTGGTTAGATTTGACAGGATGGGGTACAGGTGTTAGACCGGCAGGCGCACCAAATGCAGCAGGTATTAGTGGTGGTAACCCATCATATAATAATGGTGCAAGTAGAAAAGAAAAGTATTGGGCAGGAAATGGTACAAACCAATTCTGGTATAAAGATACTACTACCAATATCAATGGTGGTATTGCTCAATTCAATACAAACACCGGCACAATTCACGTATGGGTTAGACCTACAACTACATTAGGTACAACTACAAGACATATTTTTGACTACGCTGGATTCTATGGTTTAGCAATTGAATCATCCGATAGTTCAACTTTGAATAGAGTAAAATTCTATGGTAGTACATTAGGAAATAGTGCACAATTAACGACATCATTATCATCAAACGTTTGGTATATGATTTCAGCAACATTCCAACCAAGTGGAACTGTAACTGTTTATGTTGATAAAACATCGGTAGGTACATTCACAGCAGCAGCGTTTACAGCACCATCATCTACGAACTTTTTAACGATTGGTAGTAATAGTGCAAGAACAACGTTTTGGAATGGACAAGTTGGACCTGTATTGTTTTACAACACATTACAAAACGCAGCAGGTGTAGGACAAGTTTATGATTATTTCTCACCAACATATAAATAACATTATTTTGTTGTTTTGAAATAAAAGATTATATTTATAGTAGACATTAAAAAATTAAATAAAAGCATAAAATGGCAGAGAAAATAGTATCACCAGGCGTATTTACTAAAGAAAACGACCTTTCATTCTTACAACAAGGTGTATCTGAAATAGGTGCAGCGTTCATTGGTCCTTTTAACGAAGGTCCTTTAACCCCAAC